GCTTATTTAATAAATAACTTCGGACAACTGTCAATTATTTATATGGAATAGCTAGAAGATTATTTATGGCGTACAAAGGTCGTTTTCGTCCAGTGAATCCTGCTAAGTACAAGGGTGATCCAACTAAGATTATTTATCGCTCTTGGTGGGAACGAACAGTTTTTAGTTGGGTGGACAAACATAAAGATGTAATATGGTGGCAATCAGAAGAGGTGATCGTACCTTACAGATCGCCAATTGATAGTCGCATGCATAGATATTTTCCAGATGTTGTAGTGCATAAACGCAATCCTCAAACTGGCAAGAACGAAACGATTATGATTGAAATTAAACCTAGTAGTCAATGTGTTCCTCCAGATCCTAAAAAGAAAAATGCGACAAAGACGGGACGAGTTTCGAGACGATATCTCAACGAAGTTAAAACATGGGGTATCAACGAAGCAAAGTGGAAAGCAGCTCGTAGTTATTGTCTCGATAGAGGTTGGCAATTTGTTATTATGACAGAAAAACATATACCAGGAGCTAANTAATGGCGCAAATATTTTCAGACATATTAGCTAAAGGTATCCGGCAAGGTCAAGTACCTGCAAGGACTAAAGCTTCTCGAGAATGGTATCGAGATCAAGCACAAGCTCTTACAAAGAGCGGTGAAAAGAGTGGCGTTACTGGTGAAGCATTTATTCGTGCAGCCCAACAAGATAAGAGTAGACTTAAGCCTATAGGTCGTAGTGGTAGTCCTCAGTTCTTCGGTGAAATGTATACGTTTGCTTATGATCCTAAGCATAAAGAAACACTTCCTTACTACGATAAGTTTCCACTCATATTTCCAATAAATAAGGCTAAAGACGGATTTCTAGGATTGAACTTTCATTATTTGCCACCACAAATGAGAGCCCAGCTTATGGATGCTCTNTATGGTATTACTACAAATAAGAAATATGATGAGACAACAAGATTAAGAGTATCGTATGATTTGCTTAATAGTACATCTAAGTACAGATTTTTTAAGCCTGCAATTAAACATTATCTAACTGCACAAATGCGATCTAAACTAATTTACGTAAATCCGGCTGAATGGGATATTGCTTTATTCTTACCTACTGCGAAGTTCGTTGGAGCTTCAAAGCAAAAAGTTTACGCAGATTCTCGAAAAACTATAAGAGGATAAAGATTCAATGGCATTCAACATTAGTGATTTTAAATCAACACTAGATAAATTTGGTGGTCCAGCTCGGACTTCCTTATTTGAAGTTGTCATTACGAAATCACGAGAAGTCAATGCAGAAATTACGAGTCGTGATCTCACGTTCTTTTGTAGCTCTGTTAATATGCCCGGTGTTAATATCGAAGCAGTCCCTATGACTGCGGTTGCTCAACGNCCGGTTTATTTTCCAACTGGTGTTCAGACTGAACCTCTTAATGCTTCATTCCTAGTTGACTCAAACCANCAAGTACTTACCTTCATGCATAACTGGATTCAGCGTGTTACGAATTATAGTTCTGCTAATGGACCAATGGGTGCTATTGGTTCTGAGGGTGATTTACAATTACCTTACGAAATGGGTTATAAAACTGGNGCTGGTGGATATAGTTGTAACATGTCAATTAAGCATTACTCAACAGAAAGTACTGGCGGAAAGTTTTATGAGGTACTATTAGAAAATGTTTATCCATACAACATCGGTGATGTAGAACTTGCATGGGAACAAAACGATCAATACATGAGACTTCCTGTTAATTTTTACTACGACAAAATATCGTACTCTGGAGACAGAACAGGNAGACAGACATTTGCAAATGGTCGAGGTTTACTTGAGACTCTTGGAGATCTAGCTGGATTTGTAGATGTAGTAAGACAAACAGTGAACCAAGGAAAACCTGATAGTATTCAGGATGCTGTAAACCGATTACAGCGAGTGCGTAATTCTTACGGAAACCTAACAAGTTTCTTAGACGGCTAATTTATATTATAGGAGTTTTTTATTATGGCTTTGCCAAAAATTGATTTACCAATTATGGAACTAACTCTTCCATCTTCTGGTGAAGTAGTAAAGTATAGACCATTTACGGTCAAAGAAGAAAAGATCATGCTAATGGCACAGGAATCTGGAGATCCGGTACAAGAAGTTCTTGCCGCTAAACAGATTACTAATAATTGTTTAATTGATATTGAAGTAAGCAATTTANCTATGTTTGATTTAGAATTCATCTTACTTACTTTAAGGTCAGCATCAGTAGACAATAAAATATCGTTTCAAATTAAAGATCCAGATACTGATGAAGTTGTTCCACTGGAAATTGATATTAGTGAGCTTGAAGTCGAAAGATATGATGGCCATACGAATCAGGTAAAAGTAAACGATGACTATTCTTTATTTTTAAAGTATCCAACCATTGATGAGTTTGCTACATTAGCAGCCATGGATGATAATGATTCTATGATTGATTATGTAATGCTATGTAGCTGTATTGATAAGCTTGCATCAGATGACGAGGTATTTGAATTTAAAGATTATTCACAAGAAGAAGTAGACGAGTTTATGGAAAGTTTGACGAGTGACGTAATTAAACAGATTACTTTATTCTTCCAAACCATGCCTAGGTTAAAAAATTCGATTAAGTACACCAACTCAAACGGTGATGAAAAAACATTTGTTATTGAGGGGATGCAAACTTTTTTTTCCTAGCGCTGTGCCATATTAATTTGAGTGACTATTATCAAATGGTATTCTCCTTGGCACAGCACCATAAATACTCTATAGACGAGATTGAAAGGATGTTACCATTTGAGCGAGATTTATATTTTCAAATGTTAGTTAACTTTATAGAAAAACAAAACGAAGAGCGACAATAACTATGTCATTATCAGACGACGCTAAAGGTATAATTAAAGAGATTCGAGAGCAGGCGAATAATACTCGCCACAAAAGCGATGAATATTCTATTAAAGCTTTGCGACAAAAAGATCTCAGTAAGTTTCACGACACGTTTGCTGCTATGCAAAGTGCGTTCTCGGGATTAGATGCTCGAGCACAAGAACAAACTGAGATGGCAAGGCGTGCTGCTGAGTTGGCTGAACTAGATGAAGATGAACGTAATGCTATTTTAAAAAGCTGAAGCTCTTCGAGCAAAACGAGAAGACGCTCTGTCCGAACGAGATTTAGTAGCAAGAGAAAAAGCAGCTGATGCAGCAGATAAGAAAGATAAAGGTCTATTCGGTAAAAATGGACTCTTTAAAAGTATTTTTAGTGGTGCGTTCGGTCTTATTAAGAAAGCATTGTTTGTTGGTATTACCGGTAGTATACTATACGAGTTAACAGCAGGATTCTTAGAAAGATTTGGTATCACTCTACCAACGTTAGCAGAATCAATGACGAAGCTAGGCAATTTAGTAGCGAGTACAGATTGGGAAAAGCTTAAAAAGAATTTTGCAGAATTATCTGCACTTAATGTCGGTGCGATAGCTTCGGCTGTTGCTGGCGGATTTCTAGCAAAACAAGCGCTTGAAACTGGTACTGACGTATTACAAGGTGTAGCATTAACTACTTTAATCACTAAAATGCTTACACCTGACGGAAGCGATGTAGATGCAGCTGGTAAAGTTGGAGGGAAAGCTAAATTATTAAGAATAGGTGTCGCTGGGCTGGTATTCAGCGCTATGTACGCATTAATGGATCCTCTTAAAGATTTAATCCGTTACAAATTAAATATGACTAAGGGTGAACTAGATAAAGAACGTGTTGATATTGTTGACTTAGGTGGTAATATTATACAAGGTGCTACTCTTGGATTTATGATTGGTGGAATTAAAGGTGCTATCGTTGGTGCGTTGGCTGGCTTAGCATGGACAGCCGGACAATTTTTACGAGATAAAATACAAAACGATATACTCGATAAAGGTACAGTTACGAATGCTGTTGAAGAAGCAGTAAAAAATCAAAAGCTTGCTCAGGATGAGCTGGCACGAAGAATTAAAGATCGAGCTGAACTCGGCAAAGACATGAATAAAGCTCAACTTGTAGCGTTGGGATTAGATGATGCAAGTATAAAAGCTCAAAGGGATTTAGTTGATCAACATACTGCTGACATAGTAGCTACAAGAGCTGCTGAAGGAGAAAGATTAAAAGCAGAGGTTGTTAAAGCTCGAGAACGGCTGGCACGGGGGTTGACTAAGCGAACAGAAAACGCTCCCCTCCGCACGAGAGATGGTATCACCAGGCTCAGGGATTATAATGTTATTGCTAAAGTAGGTCAAATAGATAAATTTACCGGTGAAGTAATAACACAAGAAATGATAGATACTGCACGAGCTGAAGGTCGAATTGAAAAGTCAGCTGGGGGCACGGATCTAATTAACCGCCAAACGAGATTTGCACAAACCTTAGAAGAAGATACACTACGAAATATACGACTGACAAAAATACTTAGAGCTGACGTTGAAAGACTTGAAGCTCAGCTTAGGGCTAGTAATGAATACGCAACTAATGCAGTAAATGAGATAAGAGGAAATCCTCAAAATATAAACCCAAGTGATGATACTGTTGCTGGAGTTGCTAAGAAGATT